CAACCTATGTCGCAAACCCTAACGTCGAATCTGCTGTATTGGCTATCTCTGTCGAAATCTTTCAAGCTCGTACAGCCGCTGGCGGATCCATCGAAGGAATCGACTTCGCAGTAACCCCTTACCGCTTATCTAAGAATCTTCTCGCAAAAGTAACTGGTCTTCTCGGCCCTTATCTCGACGTCGATGCGATGGTGGGATAATGCCCATCTCCACTGACGTTCGCGGCGCAATTAAAACCGCTTTATCTACTTTAAGCGCGAACGTTTATGATTCGGTTCCTGAGACACCTATCGTCCCAGCTATTGTGATTGTCCCTGATGCGCCTTATATGGAATTGGAAGTATTAGGCAAGGTAACTACTCGCGTCAAACTAAATTACACAATCACCGCTTGTGTCGCTTATTTTTCTAACCCAGCAGCTCTAGATAACTTGGAGCAATTAGTTATGAGTATTCTTGGAAAGTTAAACGCTTCCAAGTATGAGTTATCAGTAGTCGAAAGACCAACTGTGACTGAAGTGGGAACGACTACCTTGCTCGTTTCCGATATCCGCTTGAGCGTCCGCTACGAGCAAACCGCATAGGAGACCCAATGAGCACAACAATTATCACGGGGCGCGATGTGACCTTCACTCTTGACACGAAGCCATACGACGCTCAGACAACTTCAGCCACGCTTTCGGCTGAGACGATTATCGAGACCTATCAGACCCTTGATGGTCGCGCTTACAAGTCCATCGACAAGCAATGGACATTTACAATCGAATTGCTCCAAGACTGGGGCGCTTCCGGAGCGCACGGCTCATTATTTGAGTCAATGTGGAGCAATGCAGAAACCGCACCTAATACGACTGTGGCAGTTTCCTTCACAGCCGCAACAGGCGCAACCTTCTCATTCAACGTATTGCCAATCTTCCCAAGCGCAGGTGGAGCAGCTCCCGGAGCCCTCACCGATACTTGGACATTGACAGTCGTTGGACAACCTTCAGAGTCGTTCAGCTAATAGATCGGAGCATCGGGAGCAATGAAGTCACAAATAAATATCACTTACAACTCAGGCGAGCAAGCGAGTTATATTGCCCAACCGCCTGAGTACGCAAAGTGGGAAAAGGCAACCGGCAAAAATATCAGCGACATTGGCGGAGTCTGGGACATATTGTTCTTGGCTTACAACGCAATGAAACGAGAAGCTGGTAATAAGCCAGTCAAGTCTTTTGAAGTGTGGATGGATACTGTTGCAGACGTTCAGACTGAAGCAATAGACCCAAAATCCACCGCATCGGAAGCCTAAATCGATTATTAGTCGATTTGGCAATTGCAACCCAAATTCCGATGCGAGAATGGGTTGATGCAGACGATATTGCTACGGCTTTAGATATATTAAAGGAGCGAAATGGACAGCGCAATAGCCTACGACCGCGCTGAACTTCGTCGCATTACTGGAGCCTTCAAAGCAATGGATCAAGAAGCCATCGACCAAGCGCGAAGCGAATCATCAGCTTTGGCGCAGTACGCTTCCGACCAAATTAAAATCGCTGCTAGTAAAAGACTAGTTTCTGGTAAGGCCGCACAAAGAATTGCAGACGGCGTTCGCATTTCTAAATCATCCAAAATTGGCGAATTTAGTTATGGCTTCGCAAGTCAGAAATTTTCAGGGGGCGCGACTACGCAGATTCTTTGGCCCGGAATGGAATTCGGTTCTAATCGATTTAAGCAGTTTCCTCGTCGTACTCCATCTAAGGGTCGAGGCAATGCTGGCTATTTCATTTACCCTACTTTGCGTCAAATTCAACCTCAGCTCATACGCAAATGGGAAAACGCTTTTGATCAGATAGTTAGGAAGTACGGCTGATGGCAGGATCAAGAACCCTTAAACTTTCTATCCTTGCCGATGTAGATCAGCTTCGTCGAAACCTTGGAAGTGGAAGCCAAGAAGTAGAAGGTTTCGCAGGTCGAGTTTCCGACTTTGGTAAGAAGGCGGCTCTGGCTTTTGGCGCGGCAACTGCGGCGGCTGGTGTCTATGCGGCTAAATTAGCAGTCGATGGCGTCAAAGCAGCTATTGAAGACGAGGCAGCGCAACTTAGACTAGCCACAGCTATTCAATCCGTCACAAACGCTTCAGATGCAACTATTCGCGCAACTGAAGAATGGATAACAAAACAAGGACTTCTTCTCGGTTTCTCCGACGATCAACTCCGTCCAGCGTTGTCCAGACTTGTCCGCTCTACCAAAGACGTCGAGGAAGCGCAAAAACTTACGTCTCTGGCAATGGATATTTCGGTTGCAACTGGCAAATCTTTGGAGACTGTTACAAACGCGTTGGGTAGGGCCGTCGATGGCAATACAACTTCGCTTGGTCGTCTCGGCTTAGGTTTCGAACAAAGTGAACTCAAGGGTAAAACCCTAAGCGATTTACTGCCAACTCTCCAAGCTCGTTTTCAAGGCGCAGCAAGTGAAGGTGCTGACACTCTCCAAGGCAGAATGGATCGACTCAAGCTAGCATTCGAAGAAGCCAAAGAAACTGTTGGAGCTTATATTCTCCAAGCCCTTACGCCATTGGTTTCGTATTTAGCGACTCAGGTTCTACCTCGTATTTCTGAATTTTCCACGCAACTCACGACAGCATTAAAGCCGGTCGTACAAGATTTAGCAGCGGTTTTCAATACAGTCATTCTTCCAGCTCTCAGAGCCACCAATGATTTTATTCGCGACTATTTGGCTCCAATTTTGGGTAATTTGTTGCGTCCCATTGTTGATGGTCTTATTAATGCTTGGAACTCCGTAGCAGGAGCGGTTTCTCGTAATAAAGAAGAATTGCAACCCTTTGTCGATTTATTGAGAGTTTTATTAAACTTCATCAAAAATGATTTTGCTCCGACTGTCGGTACTATTCTTGGTACTTTGTTGTCTGTCATTGGCGACGTTGCTGGTGCAGTAATTGAAATTTACGCTACCGCAGCTGGTAAAATTTCAGGTTTTATTAACTCGACTTATAATAAATTTGTCGATTTCCGCGACGACGTTCGTTCCTTGGCTTCGTCTATGTTCACCCCATTAGTCGATGGTATGAAAGCCGTTTTAAATACGATTATTGGTTTATGGAATCGTATTGATTATAAAATTGTCGTTGAAATACCAGATTGGGTTCCAGTAATCGGCGGCAATCGTTATGTTTCGCCAGACCTATTTCCGGACATTCCATTTCTTGCTGAAGGTGGAATTGTTACAAAGCCGACTCTTGCAATGATTGGCGAAGCTGGTCCCGAGGCCGTCATTCCTCTTGACAGAGCTGGTGGAGCAATGGGCGGAATCAATATCACTGTAAATGGTGCGATTGATCCCGAATCGACCGCTCGTCAAATTATCCAGATTCTTAATGCGTCCAGTTATCGCGGCACATTAGGAGCAGGGGCGTTGGTTGGATGACGGCTTGGACTCCCGATTATCAGATTCTAATTGATAACGTTGATTACAGCTCTTACACAATAGCCAGTTTCAACGTCACTCGCGGCCGCCAAAATATTTACGAACAGGCTGTGGCTGGTTATTGCTACTTGGATGTCGTTAATCTAAATGGCTCAACAGTCGATTTTGAAATCGGTCATCAAGTTTTAATCAATGTCAAAAATTCTGCTAATAACTGGGTCAGTATTTATGGCGGTTATATAACCGATTTGAATAAACAAGTGGTTTCGACTGGTTCTACGGCGACAGTGGTCGGAGTTACTATTACTGCTCTCGGAGCGTTGTCGCGGTTAAGTCGCGCCACTTGGGACGGCGCATTAGCCAAGGATCAAGAAGGCGACCAAATTTATGCAATTCTGTCTGACGTTGTAGCCTCCAACTGGAGCGAAGTCCCAAGCGAAATCACTTGGGCGACGTATGACCCACCTACTGAGACTTGGGCTAATGCGGCTAACGTTGGGCTTGGAACTGTAGATCAACCCGGAATCTATGAAATGGTTGCTCGAAGTGCTGACCCAATCAACGCTTATACTTATATCGCGCAACTAGCCAATTCAGCCTTAGGCACAATTTATGAGGATGATCAAGGTCGTATTTCGTACGCTGACGCCGAAAGTCGCCAAGATTACTATCTAGCCAACGGCTTCACTGAGTTATCGGCCAACGAAGCTTTTGGCGTTGGTGTCAGTGCTATAACTCGATCCGGCGACGTCCGCAACGCGGTTACTGTGGTTTATGGCAATGGCTCGACACTGAGTGATAGTGACATCGAATCAGTCAATGCTTATGGCAAATATGCCGAAATCTTTGACACTACCCTCCACGACGCCACAGCCGCCCAAGCCTTCCTAGACCGCATCCTCCAGCTTCGCTCATTTCCTCAATCGATGCTCCAATCCATCACTTATCCGCTGACTAACCCTGAGTTATCAAATACTGACCGAGACGCGTTATTAGACGTCTTTGTGGGCCAGCCAATCCGCATTTCTGACCTACCTAGCCAAATCTCGACCATCCCATTTGAAGGCTTCGTTGAGGGCTGGACTTTTAGGGCTGGGGTCAATTCTCTATCTTTAACCCTTATCGTCTCGCCTCTGTCCTATTCAGGGTATGCGCAACGATGGGAGCAAGTCAATCCAGCAGAACTATGGAATACGATAAACGCTACGCTACAATGGCAGGACGCGATAGGAGTAATTAGCTAATGGCAAACCCCACAAGCAACTTCGGCTGGCAGATGCCGACGAACACCGACCTTGTAAAAGACCTTCCAGCAGACTTTGAGGTATTCGGTCAAGCGGTCGATACGTCATTAATGGACCTTAAGGGCGGCACAACCGGCCAAGTCCTATCGAAGGCGTCAAATACCGATATGGACTTCACTTGGGTCACAAGCGACGACGCTAATGCGATCCAAAACACAATCGTCGATGCCAAGGGCGATCTCATTACCGCTACTGGCTCAGACGTCCCAGCTCGCCTCGCAGTAGGCAATAACGGCGACACACTTCTGGCAGATAGTTCCACTTCAACAGGGTTGCGCTGGGGTAATAACCTCGGATTTACTGCTGGTAAGAACAAGATTATTAATGGTGACTTCAGACTGAATCAAAGAGCCTTTACTAGCATTACGACCACCGCGCAGTATGGTTTTGATAGATGGGCTTTAGGTAATGCTGGCAATTTTGGAACTGTTACCTATACACCACAAAACTTTACTTTAGGTACTGCTCCTGTTGCAGGTTATG